TTTGCTCACCTGATAGCCGTGTACATTGCCAAAAATCAGCGTGCCCGGATTGGCGTCAGTCAGCGTGACAGACAGGCTGTCGTCGGACAAATCGTGGGCGGCATAGCTGGGCACAGCCAGCGTCCATAATGGCTTGCTGGCCGTCGTTGCTTGTGTGGCGTGATTGCCCTGGCCGCTCTTGTCCGTTGAGCCGCCGGTGACATCACCGCTACTGACAACCGGCGTGGTTCTGGCCGCATCCTGGAAAAGTGTGTCCAGATAGCGGAAATCTTGCCACCATTTCAGGCCGGGGATATCCAACGGAGACACCTCCTCCCCGCTCAACAGCAAGCGCCTGCGCTGTGGATATGGCATCAGTTTCCCTCTATCGCTAACTCAAACTTGAACGTCTGTGCGCTGGCCGGTGTGAAGGCGTCGAGGCTTTCGAGCAGGCCAAAAAGTGTAGTCGCCCCGCACACAATCGGCAGGCGCACCGTCGCATTCTGCGAGTTGGCCGCCGTGCTGCCCGTACCTTCGGTCTGCATGGCCGGGAAATCAATGTAGCCCAACCGGACAGCAAAGTTTGCGTCCAGCAGGGTGTATGCCGCATTGTCGTTGATAGCCGTGGGCGTTGTGCGGAAAAGGTGCAGCCGGAAGCGGGCCACACAGATTGTCTGGCTGGTGTTGATACGTGCCGACACCACGTACCCCGTGCCGCCAGAGACCCGTACGGCGTTTGCGAAAGACAGCACAGTCGGTGCGCTGGTACTGTTGGCCAGGGCGTCTTTTGCTGTGTAAGCCGTGGTATTCGCGGGCCGGGTGAAGTTGGTGGACGCAAAAAGCATCTTGCCGCCCACCTCGCCCACATGCGTTTCTCCCGCTGCGATGGACGTGACATCAACGTCGCCGATGTCCACACCAGAGTTGGCCGCCAATTTACCGAAACTCTTCGCGCTCGTGCCCAGCCGCATGTCGCCATCAGTATCAACGCCAATCTCCCTGACCGCCGGCGTGTCCCGATCCCGACCCATCACTATTCCACTCATAGTCATTCCTCCTATTCGCTGTTGATCTAATCCGCCTCAGCCCTTCAAGAATCCGTGCCAATCCGTGCCAATCCGTGGCTAGGCTTCCCCCGGAATCAACTCCCGGATCTCCCGCAGCGTCACCACCCCGACCCCGTTGACCGCCCGCAGTTCCTCATCCGTGGCCCCGGCGATGCTGGCCACCGTGCCGTACCCGGCCCGCTCCAACACCTGCACCAGCCGATCGTTGAGCAGACCCCGCAGCCCGTCCTTGACGATCAGGGTCGTGTCCCCCGGTCCCAGGTCTGCGCCCTGGCCCCCGGCGTCCATGTTGACCGAAGGCGCGCCCCCGGCATTCAGAACCGCTTTCATATCTTCGATCTCCCCGGCCAACAAACGCAGTGCAGACACCACATCAAAGGCCCCACTTCGTATCTCACTCAGACTTGTCATGCTGTCACCCGTTCCTTTCCAACTATGGAAGGGGTGACAGGCCATTCACCCTGTCACCCCTTCACCCCTTCACCCCTTCACCCGCTCACCCCTCCAAGAAGGTGAAGAGCAGATCCACATCCTGCCCCGCCGTGCCGCCTGCCCCGTCGAAGTCCAATACCCAGGCGAAGATCGTACCCTTGACCGCATGATACCCGGCCACCTGATCACACAGGGCACCATCGAAGTCCGCAGGGGCGAAGACCACGGGAACCGAAGAGTCGCCAATGGCCGCAGCCGTCAGAATGCCGTCGGCATCAGCAGATGCCCCCACCTGCAGGGTGGCATCGTTCGCATTGCTGCCCACCGCAGACACTTCCACCAGTGTGGCCCCGCAGGGAAGCTGAAAAGCCCCCTGCGCATTGGCCGCCAAGAGCCCATGCAGATGCACAGGCACCAGAATCCGCAATCCATCCATCGTTACACCTATCCTTTCACCGGTCCCCCGGTCTAAGTCAGTCAGAAAACGTGAAACGTGTTGCGCGGTGCGTGTTGCGTGCCACGTAACACGCACCACGCACCACGCAACACCCTACGCCACGTTGTGCTTGTAAATCCCCCGCCAGTCGGTCGGACCCACGGCGAAGAACCAACGCATCTTGATCGGCATCACGTCGTTGGAGAACATCAGCCCACTGGTCTTGCTGGCCACCGACTGAATCTCCGGGACACGCCCGTAGCGGTACCCCAGCCCAATGCTGGGATACAGCAGCGGATTCGCCACAGCCGCCCAGTTGTTGGAGTCGGTCCACAAATCGATCACGATCACCTTGCGCCGAGCGGCGGCCAAACGAGCCTCCCGCCCCTCCCCTTCGGCCCAGGGGTTCTCGTCGTTGTTCCCGGTCCCCGGCTCACCCTCAGAGAGCAGCAGTTGCAGAGCCGTGCCTTCCAGGTCCGGCGGCACCAGCAAAAACTTGGGCGCCACCAGTCCGCCCAGCCGCTCGCCACTGTTCAGTTCGGTCTGCTTGCGCATGGCCGTGCGCGTGGCCTCCCAGGCGGCATAGGAGAGAGCCGTAGTCCCCAGGTTGGCATGATCGACGTGGAAGAGCGCCACACCGTCGCTCATGGTCGGTCCCACCCCGGCGCTGGCGGTGAAAATGCTACTCACTGCCTTGCTCAGGGTCAGCCAAGCCGATTGGGCCAAGGCCCGGGGAGCCTGCTGCAGACGCCGGGTGTCATCCTTGTCGATGGCTTCCAGGGTCAGCCCAAGATAGCCACCCTTCTTGATCCAATCGGAACTCTCGGTCTGGTCATCCCAGGTGAGTTCGGTGTAAGCCGCCCCCTCTTCCACGGTAGGCAACTCGCCTACCCCGCCCAGGGTGATCCACTTGACCTGTTGCAGGCTAGTGAAATCCTCCGCAGTCACAAAGGATTCCCACCACCGGGGATAGGTCTGGAAACGATTGACAACCATTTTGTTCAACGCGTTGGCCACCAGCCCGGCCATAGTGGACGAATCCACATTGGCCAGCCCCACGTTTTCCGGCAAAAACAAGCCGTTCATTTCGTAGTCCCCGGAGAGCTTCACATACGCTTCCCGAATGCCGGTCAGGGGCTGCACACCCTTCCCCGGACGCTGCCCTTCGATCAGGGCTTCCAGCGCCCCAGCTACCTGATCCAAACCGGTCACCATGCCACTGATGCTGGGGTGAACGCCGGTCACCACCCGATCCTCTTTCAGCCGGGCAACCAGGGTGCGCTGCTGGGCGATCAGCCGGTCGATCACGTCCGGCCCGTCCCCTTCCCGCAACCCATCCCGCACCACTGCCTGAGACTCCGTGGGCAGACCCGACCCCGCCAGGGCCGCATTGATCGCCTGGGAGCGCAGATAGGACCCCCATACGTCATTCCCCGGCGCAGAGGCTACCACAGCCGCCCCAGTCGCCTTCAGGACGGACGCTTGCCCATCCCCGCCACCTTCGATCTCGACCTCAACGGTCTCGACCTCTGCGGCCACAACTACGCCGGTCTCTTCCCCGGTCATCCCCTTCATCTTCATCAACCCCTCCTTCTGCTCACAGAGCAATGCCACAATATGTGTCCCCGGCACGGCCGGCACATTCACCGCCGATGTCTCCTTGCCGCTTGGACCCTCGAAAATCAACTCGCACCGACCGAGGCTCACGCCCTTACCGTCCTTGTACTCCACCCCCGGTCGATGATTACAACTGCTGTCAAACCAGTTGGCCTGACAGACCGAACACGTCACGCCGGTGTAAAACCAGCCGATCGAGAAGCGGTCGATCTGCCCTTCTAGAAAACTCTTCATCCCCCGTTCCGTGGTCAGCTTGATGGTTTGCTTGAAATTCTTGCCATCCAGCCCGGAGGTTTGAATCGTGCCGTCCCGATTGGCGATGTCCCCCGTGCCGTGATTGCGCAGGAATGGCTGCCCCTCAAAGCTGGCTGCAAAGCCGACCAGGTCCTCGTCCCGAAAACGGTAGAAATTGCGGTTGGGAAATTCCGCCTTGAAGGTCACTGCCTCAAATTCCAGCGCCGCCAGATCCCCCAACCTAAAGGATCGCAGCAGTTCCCCCCGCCGCTCCTCGGTCAACGGCTGCCCGTTGACCATCAACGTCCCCCACGCCACCATTTCCCCGTCCAGGAGGCCGGACAGCCCTTCTTGTCCTTTTGCCATACCCTCTTCCTCCTCTACCTCGATATTCACCGTCACCCGATAGCACTTACAATAGTAATGAAACGGCGGTTCCGGTCCCTCTCCTTGGCGGTGAATCGTCCCCACCAAAGGCGCACAGATCGACTCGCACGGATCCCCGTCCGCACTCACAATCTTTTCCCACACCGTAATTCTCACCCCGCTCACTCGCTCACCCCTTCACCCGTTCCCGGCATCACCCCCGCCACAATCTCCTCAACGATCTCTTCCTTCACCGTCTCCCCAGCGAACTTCATCACCAGCCGCACAGCCAGCCGCTTCAATGCCGTGCTCACCCCCACCAGGGCAACCAGGTCGTTCAGTGCACCGGAGATCTCCTTGGCGGCGCTGGCCAATTCCCGGTTGTCTTCGGGCGCAATGTCGGGCAGGTCGATGGTAATGTCGGCCAGGGTGGCCTCTTCGCCCTGCACCTTGCCCAAAGCCAGAGCTCGGTTCCAGGCCTGCACCACCACGTCCGCCAGCACAAAGCCGAAATACTGCTGCCGTTGACGCAGGAAGCGCCGCCGCTGTTCGCCCATGGCCCGGGCTGTGGCCAGGTTGCTGTCTTCGCCTTCGCCAAAGTCGATCAACGCCGTGCCCGGCCCCCCCGCCGCCACCATCCAGCGGATCGCCCGCCCGTCGTTGGACGCATCCGCCGCCCGCAAGTTCGGCGCCACTGCCTCCCAGGTTTCGGCTTCGTCGGCAATGATCACGCTGCCAGGAGACGGAGGCTTGCGATATTTCTCTTCCAACACAGCCCGCACCCTCGACGGCGCATGCACCACCCACAGGAAAGCCCGCACGCCCGCATTGAGCCGCACCCGGTCCTCTAACCAGCGTTCGTATCGAGACAACCAGGACAAGATCGGAGCCAGGTCGCTCTCGCCCCGCACGGCCCCCACCGGACGGTTGACGGCGTAGTGCAGCATCACCGGTCCCCCACCAGCGCCGGCATGATTGGGCGCATACCAGGGCTTGCCGTCAGGCTGTTCGATGGTACCCGCCTCCCAAAACACTTGTTCGTTCTCGTAGTCCTCTGGGTCATACTCAATGCGCTGAATGCGAGCCGCTGGAATCGCCCGCACGTAGACCATGCCGTCAACGGGGTTGGTGAAGAGAGCCACGAACAACTCACCACTCCTCGCCAACTCCTCGCACCAGGGCAACAGACGCAGGACCATGCGATTCTGACGGTGTGACCAGAAGCCCGCCAGATACTCTGCCAACTCAGGCCGATCGTCCGCCCGCAGCCGGATCCCCGCCCCGACGACGTAGGCTCCGATCAGGGAAATAATGCGCCGGGCCAGAGGATTGGTGCGCCAAGCGACCAAGGCGTCGAAGAACTCAGCCCGCAATTGCTCCCACGGCTTGTCCATCTCCGTGCCGCTGGAGGTGATGGAGACCATGCCGTCGTTTGGCTTGCCCACGTCCACAGAAATCACTTTCGCCAGCCAGAAGACGAGGCGCTCTTGCCACGTTTGGGGTTTAGTTGTTCGGTTCATTCCTCGCCCCCATCATCCGTGTCCGCCTGATCTGCATTCTCTCGCTTCACCCGGTCCATGGTCTCATCATACCCCACCGCCAACCGCCAGTAGATCATCCCAAACGTGCCCGCAGTGATGGCCAGCGACCCCAGCACCATCAGACAGCCCAATACCTCCCCGCTCATCCCCTGCCCCCTTGTCTTCCTGTCTTCCTGTCGTTTTCTTAACCTATTGGGTTAACACCCGCCGCCAGTAGCCCAGCCCCGACACACGAACCGAACGAATGCCCGTCATGGGCGGTCCAGGCCGAACCTGATATTCCTGCCACAATTTGACAATCACCGCCAGCACGGACACAATCCCAGCCCCAGTCCCACCCACCGCTTTCGTGCCAAATAACCATTCTAACCCCACCACCAGCACGAAGAACAGGCCCGACCAAATCAAGTTTGGTGCTTTCATAGTTGGCTCCTTAAACGTGAAACGACAACATGTTGCGTGTTCCATGAAATGTGAAATGTGACGAGAGAGACAACACGCAACACGCAACACGCAACACGCAATACGTTTCACGTTGTCTAATCATCCAGCGGATCGCCCGCCTCAATCACCGTACTGGCCCTGGTCCCCACCCCACCCGCCATCAGCCCGTACCGTAGAGCATCATAGCTATCATCCCCGCCGTTGCCGTCGTCATCGGCGTCCACCTTGCGCACATCCTCTGGCCGGTTGGGGTTGTGAATCATGGCCGGAATTTGTTCGATGATGCCCGGACAAGTGTCGAAGATGAAGAGCCGAGGAGGGATATTGTTCTCTGGGTCCCCTAGCAAGTCCAACAATCGCCCAGCCCCGTTGATGCGGTCCGTGTTCGCCGGCCGTAAGTCCATGCCCAGGGCGGCGTACTGTTCGGCGATGGTATCCGCGGTGGCGTCTTTTTTTGCGAAGACATCAGTCCCGGCCACGATGGGGAACACTTGTTCGACGGTCCGGCCCAGCCTGCCCAAAAGGGCCGTGACCCCATCCACGTGATGCGCCGGCAGAGTCCGGGACGCCACCCACTCCCCGATCACATACTGGTTGCCGTCCCCGTCCGCGGTGAAGACCAGGAAGACGGTTGGATGCACAAATCCGTAATCCTTGGCCATCCAAACCGGCCAGTCCAGGGGAATGTCGAAGGGCTTGATGACGTGCGCCGCCCGGTTCCAAGTGGAGAAGAATTGGCCGGCTGCAATGTCCCAATCCCCGTATCGGTAGGCCCTGAGTCGCCATCCTGTGTTTTCCTCTAGCTTTCTGCGATAGTCCGGGTCGATGAAGACGTTGTCCTCGACTGTAGCCGGGATGAAACGGGTGTAGCGTTCCTTGGCCTTGCGATGTGGTTCGACAAAGCGTTTTTTGTACCAGCCGTGACCGATGTTGCCCGGATTGGTACTGTTGTAGACCCTGGCCCGCCAGCCCAGCTTGGAGGTGCGATTGCTATCCCGCAGGGTCTGGTACTTGAGCGGACTGAGACTGGTAGCCTCTTCGATCACAATCACGTCATAC